GGCGGGTCTCATGTGGCTTCAGGGTCTCACCGAAAGTGGTGTAGACGTCGGCACCGGCGTCGTTGTAGTGTGCACGTGCCGGGAGTTTGATGTCGGCGCCTTCTGCGATACGGTTGATTTTAATCTTCATCGTTTACCTCCATGACGATGTCGTTATCGAAACAATACACGGCGATATCGTGCTTTGGCTCATCGGACGACATAGCGATGTGTTCGATCTCCGAGATATGGGCCAAAAACTTCTCAATGTCGAGCTTGAGGCGTGGCGCCGCCTGCTTGCAGCACCAGACTTCGCGGACGCGGTCGATGTCCTTCTCATATGCATGGAGCGACACCGCGATGTGCGTATACTTGCCATAGGCGACACCGAGCTCGTTCGCGATATGCTTCTGCAGCTCCGTGAAGAACACGACATCGTAGGGCGTGCCGAGCCATACATCGTTGGAACGCATGATGCCGGTGCAATCGAGCTTGCCCCCGCGGAGCTCGAACACGAGCGCGATGGTGCAGATCTCGTCTTTCGTCTCGAAGCGCTTTGGGTTCGGCACATTGAAATTGATGATTGCGCGTCGTGAATACGGGTCGTGCTTGAGCGTGTCGATGACCTGCGCGACCTGGTCAAAGCCATAGCGGTTGAACACGATGGCGCCGTACGCAGACCGGTTTGTCACGCCGTCATCGCTGATGCGCTCCCAAAACGACGAGAACTTCGAGATGAATTCGACGTCGTCGCGGCCGGTGAAATACCATGCGAGCTCACCCAGCATATACGAGAGCGAGTAACCAGTGCGGGCCGTCGCGATGTTGTCGGTAATGTCGAGCAGTGTGAAACCGCTGTTGAGTATCTCCTTGGTGCCTGCCACTTCGTGGCCCTGTACCGATATTTTGCCACAGAGTTGGCGGTAGATGTCGTTCATCGACTTGCCTACAACATGCATTTCAAAACCTCCTTAATACACCAATCGACGTCATTGTCGTCCAAAGTGATCACATTGCTATTCGCGGCGGCGAACTCCTCGTAACGACGATAAATGAGCCCAATACTATCGGTGATGACGTCGCCGAACTCATCGCCGCGTAGCGTGAGGCGCCGCACCACCTCAGCGAGCGGCGGTAACACGATGACGATCGGGATGCCTAAGACAGAACACATGTAAGTCAGTTTCTCGCACGCATCGTTGTCGATACGTTGGGTGCGGCCAAATATATCGGCGTAAATCTGCTCGCTGATCCAACAGCGGTCGATCACGACGCCGTCACATGCGAGCTTCTGCATGTACTCGGTGGCCGACTGCCCGCCGTTGGCGGTCATCTTCAAAATGTTCAGGTCAAGCCTGTCGGCCAGCGCCTTCGCGAGCGTGGACTTGCCGGCGCCGTCAGGGCCTTCGATGATGATGGGCATAGTTTACTCCTTCACAAAAATACGTACGCGTTTGCCGTTGACACGGCATGTCTTGCTTGTCAGGCCATAGTGCTTGTTGGCCTGGCGGGTGAACTCGTTTTGGCCGAGCGGCTTCAGGTTGTTTCTGATAGCCCAGGCCATATAGTAGTCATATACCAGCGCCGTCGACTCGTTCACCACCTCGTCGACTGGCGTGTCTTCGAAATAACCGAGGACGGGGTTGTTGGCGACGTTGTAGTCCTCAATCTCCTTGACGACGACATCGGGCATCGTAAATGCGCGGTTCGCCAACACGCGCTCAAGCCCCTTGAGGCCGATATTGATCAAGTGGCTCATGACCTCGGGCGAATGGAGCTTGTACTTGATGTACGGGTCGAAGTCCGGGTCGTCTTTCGAAAACGTCGCCTTGAACGGCACGAGCACGATGCGGTCGAGCACGGCGCCGGTCTTGTCACGGATACGCGGCATCGAATTCGCCGAAAACAGCAACTTGGCGTAACTCGAGAAATCAAACGGGTCTTGACCCTTCCGCTCGGCGTTGACACGGTCACCGCTGACGAGCTTCTTGAAGATCGCCGGGTTTGCGATGAACTCGTCGCCGATGTCGTCGCCGATGTTGGCCAGCTTGCCGAACAGCTCCGCCGTCTTGAACCTCTCGCCGAGCTCGGCCAAGTCGAGGGCCGACGTATTGCTGTCACCGAGCAGTGTCTTGAGCATGTCCAGATACGTCGACTTGCCGTTTGCCTTGTCGCCGACCAAGATGAAACTCTTACGGAGCTCGTTGCGTCGATAGAACAGGTAGCCAATGACCTCCTCCAGCAATGAGTAGATACCGTCGTCACCGCAGGCGAGGCGGCGCAGCGTCTTGTCGGTGAACTCCGACCAGACAGTCGGGTCGTACTCCCATGGGATGCGGTTCGTTATCACGAACTCCGGCGAGAACGGCATGAGCTCCCCCGTCTTGAGGTCGTACACACCGTTGGCGAAAGCGATGTAATCGGCATCGGCTGCAGGTGCGTCGTCTTGGATGAGCACATCGAGGTAGTTGAGCACCTCGGTACGCTTGGCCTTCGACAGCATCGGCAGGTGCTTGATCATCGCGTTCTCGATGAGGAGATTGCCGGACACATAGACGCCGTCACGGTATACGTGGAGCTGACGGCCTATCTTGATGATGCGGTGCTCGTTCTTGAGGTACTCGGCGAACTTGTCGAACAGGAACGTGCCTTTGTTGAAAAACACGTCTTCGGCGAAGGCGTCGTCGCGATAGACTACATCGAGCTCCTGCTGCTCTATAGGCTTCTCGAACATGTACCGGTTGATGACAGCCAGGGTCTCGCGCGCCTCGTCTTTCGTGAAACCCTCCGACTGCAGTGTCAAGATGTAGTTGAATAATGCTTGATTGCGGCCGTCGCCCTCTTCTATCTCACCGAACTCAGGCGTATACTGCACAGGCCTGAGCCAACACGGCAGCTCGTCGTAATCTTCGTCCGGCTCGATATCGTAGATGACGTCACGCTCGTGGCCGTCGACTTTCAAACTGCCGTATGTGGCTTTCGAGCCGACTTTGATATCGGCGTCGATACCGATAGCCAGGCGTGCATGAGTCTTGCATTTCATACCACGGGGGTAGCCGACGAAATAGAAATGCTTGCCGCGGGTCGTCGCCACGACTTTACATGCGACCTGCTCAGCTTCGATGATGTCCATCAGCTTTTCGCTCTGCGCCATGTCGTCGACATCGATGAAAATCGTCTCAGGTGCCAACACGCCGCCGTAGCCGTCGAGCTTGCGCGCCTGGGCCAATGTGAGGTATCGGCCGTCCTTCAGCTTCTGCGCACACTTCTTGCCGTTGAGCTTCACATAACCGAGAAATAGACGGTCCATCACATCACCCCAAACTGCGCTAACCGTGTTTTCGCAAGTTGGATATACCAACTTTTATCCAAATAGCCCGGGCACTTCTTACCGTGCACGTCGCCGTTGTCGATAAACGAGTGCTCACTCGTGTTGCCGAACTTCTCCGGCTTGGCCTTGCCGGCCTTGACCCGCCCGATCATGCCGTCCGACTCACGCGTAGATGCGAATACCCGGAAACATCTATCTGTGAGTCGCTCGTGTCCATGCACACCGTACTTGTATTTGCCGGACACTTTCACGACGCGCTGGTAATCGATCAGATCATCGTCGGCGGCAATCGTGTCTTCGACGGGCATGCCGTGCACCATGAATTCGACAAGCGCTTTGTTGACGACGGCGAGGTCGTAGTCGAGTGGCCCCAGCTTCTTGACGTACGCACCTTTCGTCTTCATCGACCCGTCTGCCGCCACGAGGACGTAGTTGTTGACATCCTTCTGGTAAACGCGGGTGAACTCATCGAATTCCAAGCCCATGCCTGTGCGGTGCTCCCACTCATACGCCACGTCGTCGACACGGTCGTAAAATGCATCGGGCCCGCCGTCGAAACCATCGGGCATGCTGATGAGCACGCCATCAGTGTTGCTTTGGATGATCTCAGCACCCACGTCGCGAACGAGCTTATGCATGAGGTCGATAAGCATGAGCTGGCCGTTGACGCAGACCATGTTGGCCTGCCGCGGGTCATAAAGCGCATTGAACTTGTCTTTGCTGGCGCCGAAGGTGCCGTTGACGACGAGTTTCAGTGCCTTCTGGCGCGGGTCTTTCTCATGCTTCAATTCGATACGGTGGTCTCGAATGTCCTTGAATTTCGACGGGTCCCGCACATTACGTGACAGCAATTCGTGCGCAATCATCTCGGCCGGGTAATAGCTTTCGACATCGACGTTGATGAAATAACCCTCACCGGCGTACTGCGCAATCGCGCCATGCAAGCCTCCCCACGCACATTTGTGTGGGCAGCCAGCAATGTCGAAATTGAGCGTCGCAAAGTAATCTTGGTTCGCCGGGTCGAGATACCACGAGCGGATGAAATCATACGGGCCGAGATCGAGGCACGGCAACGGCACGATGTCGAACTCGTCGTCGCGTGGGCGTGCAGGTCGCTCTGCACCCAAGATGATCGCTGTGAGCTGCGCATCGGTCTTGCCGAGGTACACCAGCGGCAGGTCGAACATTTTGAGCAGGTCCATGCGGGCGTCGAACTCGCTTTTGCGCTGCATGAATACCTCAATAGTCTGCTCGACATCGTGACGGCAATATTTCACAGTCTCGGCAATCTCAGCATCGGTCAATTTGCGGTCGATGTCGAACGGCACCGTCGTCTCGCAGATGTCATTGCCGAGGTACGCTTCGTGAGTCTTGAGGCCCCTGTCGGTACGCGGGTTGAATACATCGTAATTGACCATGTAAACCTTGCGCAACAAACTCGAATACTGCCAGCCCTTGTGGCCTTCAGCGATAATGAAATCATTGATCGCCTTCGGATCGAAACCGCACAAGATGCCTTTGAAAATGAACTGGTCGTAATGCAAGTTATTGTAACCCACCCAAATATCACGCTTGCACCCTTCATAGAGCGCGGTGAGCGCGTCGGCATCGTTGATGATGACGCGCTCATCGTGCGTAACGGGATTGATGACTACGACCATCCAGTCGTGTTTGAAAACTTCAAAGTCGTAGAAATTGAGCATCGCCGCACCTAGTCAAGTTCGAAAATATCAGTGATCTGGAAAGTGTCGAAGCCCTTGTTGTTCTCGCCGTACTCCAAGCCGTACTCGAACTTGCCGTCGACATACTCGGCAATATCGAGCAGCAAGTCGTTGTACTCGGCGTAACCGGTAAACTCGACATCGATGTCGGAACCCTCAGGCAGCAGTGAACGGAGGAAAGCGTTCATGATGTGGATCTGGAAGCCCTGCGTGATGACCTGGTTCATGAAAATGCGCTGGCCCTTGAACTCGCCCTCACTCACGATCTTCATCCAGCACGACGCCATCGGCTTGCCGGTCTTCTTGGTCTCGGTGAGCTCGAGTTTGTCGATCGCGACCTCATAGCTGCCGTGTGGCACGTCCTTGAAATCGGCATCGCCACCGTTGGCCTCCACGTCGGCGATGTCTTTCTTGAGGCCGTCAATGTCGACCATCTTATCGAACTTGCTGAAATCCATGATGTATCCTTTCAAATATCAAATGCTGTTTACTCTTCGACGACGCGACGCTTACGGGTGCGGCGCTTCGGCTTTTCCTCGACCGCCTCGGGCTCTGCGGCTTCCTCGGTATCGAACGGCGGCTCCTCCTCGGCGGCAGGCTTTGCCTTACGCACACGGCGCTTCGGCTTCTCCTCCGCGGCGTCAGGCTCCTCGATGGCCTCGACCTCAGTCTCAGCCTCAACCTCAGGCTTAGGCTTGGGCTCCGCCTTCTTGCGTGCCTTCGGCTTCTTGACTTCGGCCTCGGCCTTCGTGCCCTGTGCCTCGAGCAGTGCAGAATTAAATGCCTCGACGGTAAGGTCGCAGCGGTCACGCTTGAAATCGATACGTCCACCGCCGAAGACGTTCTCGTTCTTGCGGAGCTGGAGGAAATGGCCACGCTCGTCCATATAGGCGCGGAGCGTCATGGTGACGGTGCCGGCGAGCACGTTCGCGACCTTGTCCGGCAGGTTCGGCTTGAATGTCGAGACCTTCATGCCGTTGGCGTACGTGATCTCCGTGACGAGCTCCTTGGAGATATAGATGATACGGTAGCCGAGGGACTTGAGGCGCTTCATCTGGCTGAGGAACTCAGTGCGCACCATGTCCCAGCCCTTACCATAACCGCCGTCGCTCTCATGCTTGATGCCGAGCTGGTCGAACACATAGAAACGGCAGTGCTCGTACAGGTCTTCGACCAAGTCGAGCGCGATGACATGGAAGCTGTTGTCATGCTTCTCCAACTCATCGATGACCTCACGGAACTTCGACCATGCGAGCACCTTATGGCTCATGCGGCCTTCAGTCACGAGCTCATCGGCAATCTGGATAAACGGGCTCGTGATATTCTGGGTGTTGCCGTCGGTGTTGATGAACAGCACGTCGTCGAAGTGGTCGACAAACGTCGACTTGCCGACGTAACTGTCGGCATAGATCCACATATCAGGCTCGGTAATGACGGCCTCAGGGCGGCGTTCGTTCTTGGGTAGGATAAGCATATCATTTCCTCCTAGACAGAAATCTTTGTAATCACACCAGTCGCATAGGCGCGACTCATGTTTTGGGAATTCGGTGGCATTCGCCATCGTGCAGGTGCCGACTGCGAAGTCGGCGACTTTATCGGGGTCATACTGAACACGGTACAGAGTCGGCCACATGTCTTCCAATGTCGCGGCGAGGCGCTCGCGGAATTGGTAGAGGTCTTCGGTCTTCTTCTGCCTGATCATCGTCTTCGGCACAATCAGGAAGGCCATGTCTTGGATGATCTCACCGGGGTGCGTCTTCTCATAGAAATACTTGTAGACGCTTAGCTGCCCGCTTTCGAGATACCTATCGACATTGTTCGAATACTTGAAATCAAGCATCGTCCACAGGCCCTTGCCACGCGGGATGAGCATGTCGATAAACCCGATGAAACCGCTGTCGTCCTCGACCTTCACCTCAAATACCGGGTCGGTGTCGTCGTCCAGCATACCCCATGCGAGCTCACGTGCACGTTGACCGAGTACGCGGATCTTCATGAGCTCGTTGACCATTAAATCAGTCATGACGGGATACGCGGCTTTGTAGTTCGCGATGGCCTCGTCGACACCGACTTCGATGCACTCATGCAGCATGGTGCCGATCACGAGCGGGTTCGCAGCATCGCAGTTGAACGGCACTTCAAGGCCGTCGATATAGTTGAGCTTGAACTTATGCGGGCACTGGGTGAAGGTACCGACCCTCGAATATGAGGTCTTGAACATCGCAATTTCCTCCTTTCTCCTTCAAGCGTGATACTAGCCGTTTGAATTGGGCGAAATCATCCGGCCAGACGATGACGGCTATACCGCCGCTCTCCGTAATCTTCCCGCAGTGGTAGACCTGCAGCGGCGACGGCTTGCCGTTTGGGCCTTTGAGCTCGATTCCGACGAAACGCCCGTTAACGCATGCCAAAATGTCCGGCACGCCGGCGCGTGTGTTGCGGTTGGCGAAAAACTTAACGTGCCATACGCCTTGCGAATCGAGCCACCGTTTCAGACGGTTTTCGAAGTTCTTCTCTCCTGCCAACTAATCACCTCCCATCGCGAACAGCTTCTCAGTGTAGTCGCGTCGCATCGCCAATGTGTCGTAGATCTTTTCCTCGACCGTGCCTTTCGATACCAGCTCGTAATACGAGCACGGCTTGTCTTGGCCGACGCGGTGGATGCGCTTTTTCGATTGCTCGAATAGCGACGATGCGAGTGGCGGCGAGAAATAGACGCACGTGTCGGCTTGCTGCAAGTTCACACCCATGGCACCAGATTGGTATTGGATGAGCGCGACACCGTCGTCAGTATCGAAAAACGGCGACAGGTCATGCGTCTTGCCGTTGAGCACGCCATACGACCTATACCTCTTCTCCAACTCGGCCGTGAGCCCTTCGAGCTCTACGTCGAAGTTGTAGAACACGACGAGCCGTTTGCTCGTGCCGTCCAGCAAATCGCCGAACGCCTCGAGTTTGGCACGCGAATAGGCCGCAGCCAGTTGACGCTTTGCCGTGAGGTCGCCGAACACCGTGTCGCCGACGAAATCGCGGCCGAAAGCCGTGATAATGTTCACCTTGGCGAACTTGCGGTAATACTCGCTCATCGGTACGTCGATACGAATGAAACGCTGATCAGGTAGGTCGATGACGTCGTCGGTCTTGAGGAAATCGCAACCAAGCTCTTTCATCTTGCGCACCAGCCTCTCCTCGTTCTTGTAACCCGTCACCTTCGTGATCGGGAAACCCTCACGCATCGTCGTCTCCGATTCGACGTATTGCCGCCAAAACAGTTTCTCATCGATGTGCCAGCCGAGCATGTTGAGTTGCGTCCACAGCCGTTCGTATTTGCCATCGACTGGCGTGCCAGACAGCAAGATAAGCTCATTCGCCCTTGCGGCCAACTTCATCGCGGCCTTGGTACGTTTCGACGACTTATTCTGCAGCAGCGATGACTCGTCGAACATCAATGCGAAGCACTTCAACGCCTGAAGTTCCGGGCGTCTCCACAGTAAATCGTAGTTGATGACGCCGACGGCATCCCGTGCGTGTGGGTCACGGATACGCCGTTCGAAACCTTCCATGGCATGCGGCTTGGTCAAATTGATGACGTCGATGTCATAGTAGTTTACGAAATGGCCCATCCAATCGGCTACTTTCGACTTCTGGCATACGACCAAGGCCAAATGCCAACACTTGTCCGACATCAGCTTCTCGGCACCGGTGAACGTCTTGCCAAGACCCATGTCATGGTAGAACGCACACTTGCGTTTACCTTTGACACGGTCGAGTGCCGCCTGCTGGTAAGCGAACAGGCCCATTAGGCGAAAAACATCGACTTGATTTCCTCGCCCGTCAAGTCGTACCGGTCTGCGATAGCCTTTATCTCAGACTGCTTGAACTCGGCTTTGCCGTTGATCTTCCACGACAGAGTCGATTCGGTAATGCCGAGCATTCGTGCGAGCCCGCTTTGGGTATCGCCGAACTCGCGGATCGTTTCATATAGGCTTTTCATCTTTCACCTCCTTCGATTGGCGAACCTTATTATACTACGCTTTCTTTCGATTTATTCGAGTATTTATAACTTTTTTGAAACACCTGTCACACTGTCAAACACCTGTCAAACGGCTGATTTTAGGCCTGTTTGACAGCAAGTTGCATCACTACGTCGCATTTCTCGCCGCCTGTCACACTGTCACACAGTTTTCTCCCCTATCCTTAGATAATTTGACTTTTATATTTATATATGCTTATTAGATATATAGATAAAAAATATCTAATATAGGGGCCCCTTGTTGTTTGACAGCTTGACAGGTGATGAGAAACGCGACGTAGAAATGCAAACACCTGTCACACTGGCCCTTTTAGGTGTGTGACAGGTGTTTGACACTGTTTGACAGGTGATAACTACCGTAGCGCGTGGATCTGCGACATGACGGCGTCGTACTCTTTCGGGCATACAGCTTTGATACACGACATGTGGTTATCGAGTATGCCCATGAGTGCCGCATAGTCCACATTGGACGCCGCTTTCAAGAACTCAGACCCAGTGAGCTCGTCAGTGATGCGCTGTTCTGTCGCTGTATCGTCTGCAGCAGGCTTTTTGAGGTGGTCGCGGACGATGTACAACCATGCGAGCCTCTCGCATACGGCATAAGACGTGTCGCGCTTCTCCAGGTTGAGGATCTCCTCTTCGATGGTCTCGATCGACACCATTTCCATTCACCCCTAACTGAGTTTCTTCCCGACGTCATGTAGCTTCTTCCTATATTTCTCGTGCAGCTCATGCTGCATAGGCATGATGACTTGCATGTCGTAATCGACGGCATTCAGCTTGAGTGCCAAGCGGTCGGCATACTCGCACTCGTCGTCGACATCTCGCACGAGTTCGTAGATCACGCCTGCCGCGGCGACTTCCCCTGCATCATAGAGGTCTTTGGCCGACTTCGCATAGAGCTCCTTCGTTTCGTGTTCCCACTTACACCACTTACGCATACCCGTCTCGACAGCATTGGACTTCGTTTCCGATTCGACCGCTTGTCGTGTGAAATTCGACCACTCGACAGGGATGACGTTAATGTGCTTTGTATTCGCCATCGGCAAAAGCTGGTTGCAGTGGTCGATGAAATAGCGGTGGATGCGACGCATGGAAATCGTCTCACAGAGGAAATGGTACTCATGCAGTCGTTTGAAACCGTCCAAACCGAGGAAATTGTAGTAATCTGCCATCTGCTCGTGCATCATCATGCCGTCGATTAGGTGGTCAGATACCTTTGCGAACACGTCAATTACAGGCATCTTTACCCCTCTCAGTTCGTCCATACTTTGCGAAAGGGATGCCGCCAAGGCATCCCTTTCTTCGGCCCTGGTCGAGATACTGCGCCAGAACTCCTATTCTGTCATTAGATCTTCGTGACGATGACCGCGGTATTGTCGATCGTGACAGTCGCCGGAACGGTCGCGCTGGTGATCACGAGCGTGAGCGTCGAGGTGCTGTCGCAGCACTGGTTACGCACGATCGCCGGGATATTGACCGACACAGTGCCCGCGGCTGCCGCTGTGATGGTCTGCGTGGCACCCGGCACGGCGACGCCGTCTTTGAACAGCGTGACGGTATATGTGCCAGCAGCGGTAGGCGTGAATGTGACGCTGGCATCGACATCGAAATAGCCCTGACCTTTGAGCAGGACACCGTTACCAGACAGGACGGTATTGCAGCCGAAACGGCGGATAGTCGTACCGAGCGGGATAGCCGTACCTGCAGCCGTAGACAGCGTGAGCACGGTACTAGACGGGTCGGCGGTGTAGATTGCAGATTTGCATGACATGATTTGTCCTTTCTATTGAAATAGGGGCACGGCCTAAGCCATGCCCCTATCTTGCCCAGGCGGAAATGCCTTATCGATCGAATGTTCGTTTAGATGTTTGCCGTACCGCAGCAGCCATTACCGCAGAACGGCGACGGGCCAGCGTTATAGGCGAAGGTGTTGGGGTAGCGTACCACACCACACATCGCCTGGGACAGCTGGAGCTGGTTGATCTGGTTCTGCATATCGGCCATGCGGTTGCCAGTGATGGTGTCAAGGACCTTCTGCGTCTGCTCGCTGACTGTCTTCTGGATCGCGGCGGTATTGATGGCGCCGTTGTAATTGACGGAGTCGATACCACGCTGGGTGGTGCAGCAGCAATCTGCCAGCTGGGACGACAGCGAGTAGTTGCCGTCTTTGATGGTATCCTGCGTCTGCGCGAAGTTGCGGAGGTTCTCGTAGCCGACAGACGCGAGGCCCTGGCTGGTCTGCATGAACTGCGTCTGCATCATGTCGTTTACGCGCCCGACCTGGTTAGCCAGG